CAGGCATCGGATTGCCTGTAACGGGTCGGGTGCTATCCCTCTACCAGCATCCGACCCACCCATTATGGTAGAGGGAGCATTGAGGGATGCTATGTTAACGACCACACAACGAACGCACGCAATATTTTTGCAGAAGGTAAAAGAGCAATATGAACGGCTTAAAGACGCTCTGGCATCTGGTATCGCAGAAAATCATGCCCATTATCTCAAACAGGTGGGCATCATTCAGGGCTTGGCTCTCGCGCTGGAGCTGATGGATGAAGCTGCCGATATCGCAAACCGCGATGAAAGGAGCTTCTGATGCCCCCGATGAAGATGCAACATGCGGTCGATCCCGCACAAGAAATTCGTGACGCAGTCGGCAATCTCAAAGATGTTGAGCTGTTCAATATGCAGGTCTTGGTGGGGATCTATATCCGCCCGCAGAAGACCAAAAGCGGTATCATTTTAACCGATAAAACCGTCGAAGAAGATCGTTATCAAGGCAAAGTCGGCCTCGTTCTCAAGGCAGGACCGTCAGCTTTTGTCGATGAGACGGGCAAATGGTTCAATGGCGAGACAGTAAAGGTCGGCGACTGGGTGGTGTTCCGCCCGTCTGACGGTTGGGCTGTATCGATCAATGGACAACCATGCCGCATTCTCGATGATTTATCGATCAAGGCTCGGGTCAAAGAGCCCGACATGATTTGGTAAGGAAAAACCATGGAAAATACAGAGAAACCAGAGCAAATTGAGCTTGAGTTAAACCTCGAGCCATTGGCTTCTGAGCAAAAAGAAGACGACATCATCGTCAAAGAAGCCGAAGAGCCAGAAATTCAGACAAAACAACCTGAATTGACGGTCGACGACGGCATCAACGAGCTTAAAGCGCGTCTCGAAGAGGAGCGCAGAGCACGCGAAGACGCAGAACGACGCGCGAAAGAGGCTTATGAGCGCGAAGTTGCTGCAAAAAGCGAAACGAATGACACGAATTTGCGTTTGATCGACAATGCAATTGAGACGGTTAAGCGCAATTCCGAGATTTTGAAGCAAAACCTCAAAGATGCTGCCGCGGCAGGCGATTATGATGCCATGGCAAACATCCAAGCAGACATGATCAAGGCCGACAACGACCTTCGTCAGCTTCAAACGGGCAAAAAACAGTATGAAGAGCAGATTAAAAGGCCGCAAACAACCGCGGATCCGATTGAAACTCTTGCTTCACAGGCAACGCCTGAGTCAGCCAAATGGTTGCGTGACCATAAGTCGACTTTGTCGACCCCGGGGAAGCTTGATCGTGCTCTTCGTGCCCATCAAGACGCAATGGATGATGGCATCAAGCCAGATAGCCGTGAATATTTCGAATATATCGAAAATCGCATGGGCATCCGTAAGTCTGAACCACCAAAACAGGAGGAGAGCGCCTTGTCAGAAGCCTCTGCACCGACACAACGGCGTTCTGCGCCTCCCGCAGCGCCTGTTTCCCGTTCTGGGACAGGTACAGGCGGCACAAGGTCAAACGTTGTTAGCCTCAATAGCGCCGAACGCGAGCACGCCCGTGCAATGGGCATGACCGATCGGGAATATGCAATCCAAAAGCAAGCTTTGATCAAAGAAGGCAAGCTCGCAGGTTAAGGAGTAAGTTATGAGACCCGTTCAAGATACGCCCGTCATCAAAAAGACGGCAGATCGCCCTGAAATGCGCGAAGAGATCCGTCCAGAAATCCGCGCCGAAGCAGACGACCCACGCGCACGCGCAGCAAAACGCGCTGCAGAGCTTCGTGGGCACGTCGAGACGTTCGACGATGGTGTGGACAAGTTTGCCGCTCCGCGCGCGCCAGACGGCTGGACATACGAGTGGAAGCGCAAGACAGTCATGGGCTGGGAAGACCCCGCCTATATGTCAAACCTCATGCGTACAGGCTGGGAGCCTGTGCCGTCCTCGCGTCATCCTGAGTTGATGGCGAAGGGACACGTCGGCTCGATCGAGCGCGACGGCATGATCCTGTGCGAACGTCCGCTTGAGATTTCCGACGAAGTCCGTCGCGTTGAATCGCAGAAGGCTCGCCAACAGGTCAACATCAAGGCAGGCCAGCTCGATCCAAAGGGCCGTGGGGGCCTTATGGAGCGCGGCGATTCCAACGCCTCCATGAAGATTAACAAGGGCTATGAGCCCATGCAGATCCCAGATTGATCAGGGGGCTTCGGCCCCCTTTTCTTTTTTCTAAACTAGGTATATTATCCGCAGTTGCATGTTCCCCCCGGGGAGGGAACTTTGAACCAATTTCCTGTTTCTTAGTCGGCCCGGCGCTCGATGATGGAACTCTCTGAAAGGAGAATACCGTCATGGCGAATACAGCAGCCTATAGCGGTTTTCAGCAGTACTTCGGGGGAGCAGGCGGCGCACCGACGTTCGCTCATTCAGCCCGTCGTATCGCTTCTTCGGCCTCTACGGCCATTTATACTGGTGACCCAGTAACTCCTGTTGCAGGCACGGGTGCAGCAACTGGTTACATCGTTTCCGCAGCAAACGGAGCAACGCCAATCGCTGGCATCTTCGTTGGTTGCAGATATCTCAATACGTCCCTTAGTCGTGTTGTTTGGTCTCCCTATTGGCCCGGCTCGGGTGCAACGGGTGACGTCGAAGCTTATGTTATCGACGATCCAAACTCACGCTTTGTCGTCCAGACCAGCTTTGCTGGCGCTCCAATGACGGGCACAGCAACGACGATGACCTCGGGCATCATTGGTCAGTACTGCACGTTCAATCGTGGCACGGGTTCAACGGCAACTGGCCGTTCGGGCGCGTACGTCGATGCCGTCAGCACAACCATCACTTCGCCTTTCATCGTTGTCGATTACGCAATCGGCTTCGGCAATGGCGGTGACCCGACAACGCAGTACTGCAACATTATCGTTGGCTTCAACAATGAAGTCTGGCGCACTAATGGTGCTGGCCCTGCTAGCATCAACGCTTAAGGAGTAGACTACAATGGCTGTTAATCTCTCACAGATTAAAGACCTTCTGCTCCCCGGACTTCGTGGCGTTGAAGGCAAGTACGAGATGATCCCATCTCAGTACGACAAGATCTTCACTAAGCATGACTCGAAGATGGCTCTCGAGCGTACCGCTGAAATGCGTTACCTCGGCCTCGCGCAGCTCAAGACCGAAGGTGGTCAGACTGCATTCGATTCAGGCGCAGGTGAGCGTTTTGTGTACAACCAAGAGCACACTGAAATTGCTCTCGGCTACGCGATCACCCGCAAGGCGATCGATGACAACCTCTACAAGACACAGTTCCAGCCTTCGAACCTCGGTCTCATTGAATCTTTCCAACAGACCAAGGAAATCTACGGCGCGAACATCCTCAACACGGCAACGACATACAATGCTTCAGTTGGCGGTGACGGTAAGGCACTCTGCGCTACCGACCATCCGATCGACGGCAGCACTGTAGCGAACAAGCCTACGACTGATGTTGATCTTAACGAAGCAACCTTGCTGAATGCGATGATCGCAATCCGCACGAACTTCAAAGATCAAGCAGGCCTCAAGGTGTTTGCTCGCGGTCGTAAGTTGATTGTTGCTCCTCAGAACGAACCAGTTGCAATTCGTCTTACGAAGACTGAATTGCGCCCGGGTACTGCAGATAATGATGTCAACGCGATTCTCAGCACGGCCGGTGGCCTTCCTGAGGGTTACATGGTCAACGACTTCTTGACCTCTGCATATCCTTGGTTCTTGTTGACCAACATCGATGGCCTCTCCTACATGGAGCGCGTGAAGTTCGAAACCGATATGCAAGTAGATTTTGTCACTGACAATCTTCTTGTTAAAGGTTACGAGCGTTACTCGTTCGGTTACTATAACTGGCGTTCGATCTACGGTTCGTTCCCAACTTCGTAAGGAGTCTCCCAGATGGGTACTACAGTATTTACTGGCCCGGTTCTGGCGGGGAATGTCCTCAACTCTGACGGCTCCGGCAATTTAGCCGGGGTCGGCGGAGATAGCGGAACCCAGAACGTCGGCTTCTGCGCCATGGTGCAGATTGCCGCGATTACGCAGTCAGCTACAGCGGCTGCAACGACTATCGTGATCCCAGCTCAAAGCCAGATCATTGATATTCGTGTCGCTGTGACTACAGGGTGGTCGGGTGGCACGCTCTCAATTGGTACGTCTGCGACGTCCAACGAGCTTGCTTCTGCGATTGCTGCTGCCAGCTTGGTTCAAGGCATGTACACTGTTCCTGTTACATCTTTGATTGCAAACTGGAACAACACCAGCAACACCCAAGACGTGAAGATCTACGTTAAATCAAGCGCAGGCACCGCAGGTGTTGGCGAATTGATCGTAACGTATGCTCAGGCCATCAACGGCTTTACCAACGGCCAATACACCTAATAGGAGCCTCTCATGAAGGGTCGTAAAACGGGCGGCGTAGTCGCCAAAGACAAGGCACCTAGCGAAGTGTATGCTGGTGCTGGTTCAAACGTTGTGAAAGCAGCTAAGGCTCGTAAGAGCGGCGGCAAAGCTTGCGCAATGGATGGTAAGAAGTCCGCTCATCGCGGCGATCGCGCCCCCCGCAAGTCGGGTGGCCGCACGGGTTCGAACATGAACCCACTTTCGTCGGCTCATGCAGGTATGGCCCCTAAGGGCCGCAACTTGCAGATGAACTGATTAGGTCGGGGGGCTTCGGCCCCCCTTCCTCAATTATCGGGGCGAATCATGACTGCAGCTTGGACGCGTAAAGAAGGCAAATCACCTTCGGGTGGCCTCAACGAAAAGGGCCGAGCATCAGCTCGAGCCGAAGGTCATAATTTAAAAGCTCCGACAAAAGACAAAGATAATCCACGGCACGATAATTTTTGTGCTAGAATGACAGGCATGAAGCGCAAACTTACTGGCGCTGCCGCAGCTGCCGATCCCGACAGCCGCATCAATAAATCTCTTCGCAAATGGGGTTGCTGATGGAAAAGGCGTTCTGGGACAAGGAGCTTCCGAAAGATCACCACACAAAGCATCTGGACAAGAAGCAGATGCAGTCAGCTAAAGCTCGCGCTCGGGCAGCTGGCAGACCGTACCCAAATCTGGTAGATAATGCCGCAGCCGCGCGTGCTAAGAAAGGCAAATAATCATGACTATGCCGAATATTTCATACACCGTGACAGGTGCAGGCACGAGCCCTGTGTATGCTTGCGACAACTTCCAAGCGCCTTTCAACA